GCGCACGCTGGTCACTGACGTCCGCAGCGCGGTCGACAGGGCGGGCACGGGCGGCACGCTCGCCAAGGCGCTGAGCGCTATTGCCGATCAGGGCTCGCCAATCGTCGTCGTCGTGCGTGTCGATGAAAGTGCGGACGCTGCCGCGACCGAAACCAATGTCATTGCCGGGATCCAGCTTTTTCTGGCGGCCGAGGGCCAGCTTGGCGTGCGTCCGCGCATCCTGGGCGCGCCTGGGCTCGACACGCTGGACGTTGTCGAGGCGCTGGTCATCGTTGCCAAGCGCCTGCGCGGGTTCGTTTACGCGGCTTGCCGCCCAGCTGCAGCGGACGGGGCGATCGCGGCGACGCTGGCGGACGCGATCACCTATGTGGAGGCGTTCGGCGACCGCGAACTCATGCCGATCTGGCCGGAAACGACCGGATGGAATGGCCATGCCGTCGCGATCGCGCTGGGCTTGCGCGCCGCGCTGGACGAACGCGTCGGCTGGCACAAGACGATCTCCAACGTGGCGATCGCCGGCGTTACTGGCGTCAGCAAGGACGTCAGCTTCGACATCCGCGACCCGTCGACCGACGCGGGCCTGCTCAACGCGGCGCACATCACCACGATCGTGCGGATGAACGGCTATCGCTTCTGGGGCAACCACACGACCAGCGATGAGCCGCTGTTCACGTTCGAGAGCGCGACTCGTACCGCCCAGGCCATTCAGGATGACCTGGCCGCGATCGAGGCGCCCTATATCGACCAGCCGATGACGGTTGGCCTGGTGCGGAACCTCGAGGAAGAGGGCAACGCCTATCTTCGTCGCAAGGTGACCGCGGGCGAGCTGATCGGCGGGCGCTGCTGGTTCGACAAGAGCGCCAACCCCGGCAACGCCCTCGCGGCAGGCCGTCTGACCCTTGACCTCGATTACACGGCCGTCGCGCCGGCCGAGGGCATCATCAACCGGCTGCGCATCACCAGCGCCTATTACGACACGCTGGGTGACCAGTTGTCCGACACCATCACCGGCTGACCCCGGCGACGTTTAGCCCCTCAACGCAAGGACCAGGACCATGGGTCTCCCGCACAAGCTCAAGAACTTCAACGTATTCGGCGATGGCGAAAACTGGATCGGGAAGATCCCCGAGGTCGCCCTCCCCAAGATCGCGCTCAAGGTCGAGCAGTACCGCGGCGGCGGCATGCTGTCCGAGGTCGACGTCGCGCTCGGCCTCGAGAAGATGGAAATGGAGCTCAAGCTCGGTGGCTTGCTGCTCGGCGCGCTCCGCTCGCTTGGCGCGCTCACGATCGACGGCACCATGCTCCGCTTCGTCGGCGCCTATCAGGAAGACGTCGCCGGCGGGATCCTCGCGGCCGAGCTGGTCGTGCGCGGGCTGGTGACCGAGCTCGATCCCGGCAACGCCAAGGTCGGCGACAACACCGAGTGGTCGCGCAAGATGACCCTCTCCTACCTCAAATGGATCGTGAACGGACGCACAGAGGTCGAGATCGACGTCATCAACTGCGTCTTCATGGTCGACGGCGTCGACGCCATGGCCGGCATCCGCGCCGCGCTGCAGCAGTAAGGAACCGAACCGATGGCCGATAAAGCCAAGAAGATCGTCACCGTCTCGCTCGAACACCCTATCGAGCGTGGCGAGACCAGCATCGCCACCCTGCAGCTGCGCAAACCCCAGGGCGGCGAGCTGCGCGGCCTGTCGATCGCCCAGCTTACCATGCTGCAGACCGACGAATTGTGGACGCTGCTCCCGCGCATCACGATTCCGCCGCTCACCGAGGCGGAAGCCGTGGCGCTCGAGCCCGAGGACCTGTTTCAATGCGCGATTGAGATCGCCGGTTTTTTTCTGCCGGCGGGGATGAATCCGACAGCGCTGACCAAGATCCAATAGCCCAGGCGATGGCGGACATCGCCGCCATCTTTCACTGGCAACCCGCCGAGCTCGACGCGCTGTCGATCGAAGATTTGTTTATGTGGCAACGGCTCGCCGTCGCCCGCTGGAACGCCATGAACGGCAACGGGAAGTAGATGGACGACAAGCTTCGCATCCTTGTCACCTTTGCGGCCCTGGACAAACTGGGCGCGCCGATCCGTCGCCTGCGCGACGGCAGCAAGGGACTGGCGCGCGATATCGGCGCCACCAGCAAGAAGATCGGCGAGCTCAAGCGCGCCGAGGCGCAGATCTCCAGTTACAAGGGTGTCGAGCAACGCTGGCGCCAAACGAGCAAGGAACTGCTCGCCGCGCAGAAGCGAACGGCCGACCTGCGCGCCGAGATCGCGAAAGTGGATGGCCCAACCAAGCGAATGACCGCGTCGCTCGGCAAGCTCGAGGCACAGGAAGCCAAGGCCAATCAGCGTCACGAGGAGCAGGGGCACAAGTTGCAGGAACTCGGGCGCAAGCTTCATGCCGCCGGCGTCGATGTCACCAATCTGAGCCATGCCGAGGACAAGCTCGGCAAGGAGATGTACGACACCAACAAGCTGCTCGGCCGGCAACGCGAGCAGCTCGAGCGTGTCGAACGGGTTAAGGCGCGCTCAGCGCGCATCCGCGCCGCTGGCGGCAAGGTCATGGCGGGTGGCGCGATCATGACCGCGGGCGTCAGCGTCCCCATCGTCAGCGCCTTCGCAGCCGCGATTCCCGAAGCCGTCCAGGCGCGCCAGGCGACCGCTCAGGTTGCCGCGGCGCTCAAGTCGATGGGCAACGCGTCCGGCAGGACGCTCGACCAGCTGCAGGACCTCGCCGGCCAGCTGCAGGACATTTCGCTCTTCGACGATGACGATATCATGCAGAGGGTGACGGCAAACATGCTGACCTTCGGCACGATCGCCGGCAAGAACTTCGATCGCGCCCAGCTCGCCGCGGTCAACCTGTCGCAGCGCCTCGGCCAGGACCTGCAGAGTTCGACCATTCAGATCGGCAAGGCGCTCAATGATCCCGTCAAGGGTATCACCGCCCTGCGGCGCGTCGGTATCCAGTTCACCGAGGACCAAAAGGATCAGATCAAGACGCTGGTCGAATCGGGCAAGGCGGCGAAGGCCCAAGCGATCATCCTGGACGAATTGCAGCGCGAGTTTGGCGGCGCTGCCAAGGCCGCGCGCGATGCGACTCCATCGGCCGCGTTCGACGAAGAAATGCGGACCATGAAGGAAAACATGGGCGAGATGGCGTTGACCGTCCTGCCCGACTTCCTCCGCGAAGCGACCAAGCTGATGAAGGCGTTCAACAACATGTCGCCGGCGCAAAAGCAGGCGACCACGCGGCTGCTGGAATTCGCCGTCGTGCTCGGCCCCATCCTAACCGCTTTGGGAGGGCTGTTGACGGTCATCGGCTGGTTGGCTCCGGCCTTTTCATGGCTGTTCGGTCTCTTTCGTGTCGGCGCCTCGGGCGCGCGGCCGATCATGGTGTTTTTCGAGGGCTTCCTCGCTGTGCTGCGATGGCTGGTGACCCCGATAATGTGGATCGTGCGGATCCTCGGTGTAGCGATCGGCGCGATCGCCGCTTTCCTCGGCATCCCCGTTTGGCTCGTAATCGCGATCATCGCCGCGCTCGCGGCGGCTGGTGCGGCGATCTGGTATTTCTGGGATGACATCAAGGCGGGCTTCGGCAAGGCCTGGGCGTGGCTCAGGTCGACGGCCATGACGGGAATTTCGTGGTTCCTCAGCCTGAACGCTCAGATGGTGCAGGTCGGCGTCAACCTGGTCCTGGGCATCATCAACGGCATCGGATCGATGTTTGGCGCGCTCAAGTCGAAGATCGTTGCGCTGGGCAAGGGCGCGGTCGATTGGTTCAAGGGCGTGCTCGGCATTCATTCGCCCAGCCGCGTATTTGCTGTCCTGGGTGGGCACATGATGGGCGGACTTGCCCTTGGCATCGATCGCCAGGCCGGCTCACCGATCGCGCGCGTCCGCGCCGCTGCACATGGCATGATCGCGGCGATGGCAACCAGTTCGCTCGCCGCAGCGCCTGCCGTTGCCGCGCGGCCGATCGGCGCCGGCATCGCGGCTGGCGCGCGCGCTATGACCGCAGGATCCTCACGCGGCGGCGATCATATCGAGATTCACATTCACGGCGCCGGCAAGGACGCGCAGGCGATCGCCGATGAGGTCATGCGACGCATTGACGATGCCCAGCGTTCGCGGGACCGCTCGAGCTATAGGGACGAAGACGCATGAGCCGCCTCGCCGCCCTCGGCCTGTTCTGTTTTCAACTCGATGCGCTGCTCTACAACGACTATCGGCGCCGCATGGGGTGGCGACACGCCAAGGATCCGCGCATCGGCGTGCGCGACGCCGTCCAGTTCGTCGGCCCCGATGACGACACGATTAGCCTGGGCGGCACGGTCGTTCCCTTTGTCCACGGCAGCTTCACGGCGCTCGATACCCTGGTCGCGATGGGCGATACCGGCGAAACCTATCAATTCGTGCGCGGCGACGGCCGCGTCGAAGGCAGCTTCGTGCTGACCGGCCTCGATACGCAGGGCAGCGACCTGATGATCGACGGCGTCCCGCAGCGCGTCGATTTCACGCTCGATCTGCTCCGGGTGGCGTGATGGCGCAGAGCTCGGCCGAGCGCCATTCCAATATTGCCGACTATCAGCTGCAGATGGACGGCGTCGACTTCACCGACAAAGCCCGCCCGCGCCTGGTCAGTCTGACCCTCACCGAAAAGCGCGGCGAGGAAGCCGACGATCTCGAGCTGGTGTTGTCGGACGGCGATGGCAAGCTCGCGATTCCAGCAGAGGGCGGGATGATCCACCTGAAGCTTGGGTGGAAACAGGGCGCCGACGTCACGCCCGGCCTTGTCGACAAGGGCACGTTCAAGGTTGACGAGGCATCGTGGAATCAGGGGCCGCCAGCGCAAATCACCGTCCGCGCCCGTTCGGCCGACCTGACCGCTGGTTTCCGCGCCCGCAAGGAAAAGAGCTACGTGGGAACGACGCTGGGCGACATCGCCAAGAAGGTGGCGTCAGCCAACGGGCTGCAGGCGCGCGTAGCGTCTGAACTGGCCTCGATCCCGGTACCCGCGCTCGAACAGCACCAGCGGTCGGACATGGCCCTCTTGCGGCAGCTGGGCCGCGAACACGACGCCGTCGCGACGGTAAAGGACGGCAACCTGATCCTGTCGCCGATCGGCAAGGGCGCGACGTCGAGCGGCAAGGCGCTCCCTGCGGTCACCATCAAAGCTTCTATGGGCAGCGGCGGCGCCTATACCAAAGTCGATCGCTCGGCCGGCGCCGGCGTCGAGGCGCGCTATCACGACGTCGACAAGGGGAAGCGCGAGACGGTATCGGTCGCCGGCACCGGCAAAGGCGGCAGCGGCAAACCTCGCATGCTCCGTAGGGTCTATGCCAACAAGGAAGACGCCAAGCGCGCCGCCAAGTCCGAAGCGAGCCGAGCCGGGCGCGCCGCGGCGAGTTTCGACTTCAATCTCGCTCTCGGCCGGCCGGACCTCTATCCCGAGCGGCCGGCAACGCTGTCAGGCTTCAAAGCGACGATCGACGCGCTGTCCTGGGTTATTTCCGAGCTGCGCCACACGATCGACAGCAATGGCGGCCTCAAGACAACTGTGAAGCTCGAAACGAGGGCGTCTTAGCGTACGATGTGAGCGAAACCCGCCAAGCCGGGCGAATGTTGCATTCCGCTACAGCGCGGGCTGCGCTCGATTGACGGGCTTTCCGACGATTGCTGTAAAAACCGGTCCAGAAAGCTGGCCAAACATGCGCCACCGGACAGCGTAAACCTCACGCGAGCCGACCCCAACAATCGAGACTGCGGGCACGAATATCGACTGCAGCGAAATTTCGTGGAGAAATTCCGTTTGCGGTGGGAAGGTTGTTGATGCCAGGTGATAGCTGTCGAACCGCGGCTGGGTCGCCATAATGTAGTCGGTCAAAAACGGCTCAAAGCCGTCTACGCCGAGGTGGGCGACAGCAAATGCGTGACAGGTCTTGGCGATCAGTTGCCCGTACACGCCGGCGTGAAGTTTAAAGCCGTATCGAAATCTGCCCGCGCCGATCGTTTTCATCGCGCGTTCGTTGAAATCGGCTTGAGTGGCAATTTGCACGCGCCCGAGCCATTCTTCGTCGCGTGGCGCGCCACGCATGATTCCGGGGGATTTGTCACCAACCAGCGACGTCAAGAATGCTGGCATCCCTTCCACAAATGGTATTTCGGTGAAGGCCGGTGGCTCCCCATCTCCTGCCAAATTCACCTTCATTGAGGTCTGTTTGGGCTTCCTCTTACGTGATCGAATGCCCAGAGCGCCGCGCGGCTGCTTGAGGAGCTGGCGCAAGATATCTTGCTCGAACCAGCCCGTTTTGCGGGCGCAATCGCCGCAGCTTGCATCTGGCAATAGTAGATCGCCGCCAAGGCCATCTGCGATGATATGTTCGGTGGTCAACGTTACATCGGGCGGCTTTCGTCGGCAGTAGATGCACTCGCCGATTGACGGGAGCTTAGTTTGCGGTCCCTGAGGCTTCAGTATCTGGTGCACTAATGGAAACATTGACACGACTTTAGAGGACAAGGCTCAATGCCACGACGAAATTCTGTATCGCCGTTCCTAGCGGTTCGATGACTTAGGCGCGCTTCAAGGAAATATGGTTTGAGCCTTGGCCTCTGCAAGCAGCCCTTGGAAGTATGAGACGGCGTAGGGAATCAGATCGCGGGCATAGTGTCGACTGCCGATCCATTCTGGCGCCGCCGAAATCCATTGCCCTCGATAGTATAGCGGAGGATCAACGGAGGCGTGCCTCCGATCCGAAACGGACCGAAGCTTCAACTCGAAATCTTGGCGAACCTGGTGCGGGAAAAGCGGGTCTGGAGAGCTAACTGCTCCACCTTCTCCGAAGTCTACGCGCCTGGCGGGCGTGATCGCCCTTGTTGGCTGTCCCATTGTGGCGTCGTCTACAACACCATGATGATCCTGATTTCGGGCTACGTGCAGATATAGCAGAACCGGCTCAGTCGCCCGTTCATCAACCTTGCTCTCGTACCACGACCGCAGTGACGAGTGCGCTTTCGATGCTTCCTTCAGCTTTTCAAAGACCCGGCTGCACCCCCCGAGAAAGTTATCCCATTCCTGCATTGCCTCTGCGCGGGTCGACGCATGGGTAAGTTGCCAGGCGGTGCGGGGGAGCCGGTCCACAGCGTCCTCAACTGGTGCCCACCAGTCCGTTGTTGGTGTCAGCGAGATCATTGATCTAGTATGACCAGGCAGCGCGCAGCGGCCACCTTCCAGATCCGGCAATCGAATAGGCCGCGATCCAATCCGCTTTGCCGGTTTAGGTCGTAAGCATAGCTCTGCGCGATAAATTCGCGCTCTGTCATCGGAAAAGCGGTCGCCGCCTTCGTGCCGTTGACCCAACCAACGACTTTGCAGAACTGGCGTCCCGCGCACTTTGCACGCGCTTGGCGATCGACTTCATCGGCCGACAGCTTTGCAGGAATAATCGCGACATGCACGTCAGTCAGATCGGCCCCGGCTTCGCTCTTCATGGAGCGCCAAGTGATAGCCTCTGGCGCCGGCCCCGGAACCCGGCTCGGCTCCGCTGCTCTGCCAACGATGATCAGCGTTATCAACACGACGCCAAGGGCGACCAAGCCGCCGACTAGAGACTTTTGGGGTCCGGTCAATTCGCGCCGCGCCATCATACCTTCCGAAGTATAGCCACAACGCGACCGATCGTGTTCACTTCATCGGGCGCGGCATCGATCGCCGAAACGGCAGGATTGTCGCTGTTGATCTGCAGATTCCCACCCGGCAGTCCGCGCACGCGCTTCACCATGCCGAAATCGCCGTACACGAGCGCCCAGATGCGATCCTGTTGCCGCAAAGTGCGCTCTGCCGTGTTGATGAATATCAGATCCCCGTCGAGTATCGTGGGCATCATAGAATCGCCCTCGCCGCGCGCCACAATAAGGTCGGCTGGATTGGCGTCTGTCATCCCGCGCAGCCATGACCGGCTGATCGGAACCATCCGCGTGACTGGCAGATCTTCGTTCAGCGATCCGCCGCCCATCGATAGTCCGATCTCTATCTCGCGCATCATTACCGCGTCGAGTTGCTCCGCAAGCGTTGAAGCGCTCGGTAGCGCGACACCTTCCATGCTGGGATCGTCGGTTTCGCTCTCAAGGTACGCTGGCGTCGTATCTAGTTCGCGGGCGATTTTCACCACGTAGCCCGACCGCTTAGTCTCGCCGCTTTCGATCTTTTGGATAGCCTGCGCAGAAACTCCAACACGACGCGCGAGCTCCGATTGGGTGATCCCCTTAGCCTCGCGCCTCTCAATAACTCGATCTGTCCGGATCATACCGAACACCTAAAACCTAGGTTGTAATTTACACTGCACGAATACGGGTTGACAGAGTTACAACGCTGGTTGTAGCTCGCGGCATGGACACAGAAACAATTCCAACGCGCTATGAGGCCCTTTGCGCGGCACTCGAGATCGCGCGTACGCAGACGGCCCTCGCCGACATGGCGGGGCTTTCGCAAGCGGCCGTCTGGAAGTGGTTTCAAACCACAAAGCAGGTGCCGATAGAGCACGTTCCGGCCATCGCTAAGGAGACGGGCATCCCGGATTACTATTTCCGACCCGACTTCTTCAAAGTGCCCGTCCGCGCCAAGATCGAGGCGCTCGCCGACATCGTCGCCCGTAACCGGCGGCCGAAACAGGCCCGGCGCCGTCGCATTCGCAGTCCACAAACGGCAACGGCGGCTATCGCGTGACGCACTTGTCATCCCCCTTTCCCCCCTCCGTCCGCTCGCAGACCGGCGGAACCGCGCGTGCCGCTCGCACCATCCACTTCCAGGGGTGCCTGGGAAGTTTCAATGGCGCGCGTGAACCTCGTCTGCGATCCTCCCATGGTAGCCTGGGCGCCGATCGTCACTTGCGATCGGCGCCCCATTTTGCAGGCCAGGGAGCCCGCGCGTGGCGACCTTAGGCGACATCTCAGCGATAATCTGCGCGATCCTCGGCATCCTTGCCATGGCGATTGGGGGCGTCACCGCCTTCGCCGGCGGCATGTCACGCGTGCCCAACGATGGCATCGCAACTGTTCGTTTCGGCTGCGGGCTCTTCGCGGTCGGCTTGCTCTGCGTCGTAATCGGCGGCTGGCGTTTGACGGTATGACCAAGGCTCACGCCCCCCTGACGATCGACGCGGCGCTCGCGCGCATCGCGGGGCAGATTCCCGGTGCGTGGAAGCGCATGGGCGAGCTATGCCCGCGTCTCGACCATGGCGAGCTTAAGCCGCGATCAGAGCGCACGGTGCGCAATTGGGGCGATCCCGACACGCCCGAGCAGATCCCGCTAGATTGCTCGGTCACTCTCGACATCGAATTTCAAAAGGCCGGGGGCGACGGCTTCCCCCTGTTCGACACATACCAATATCTGCTCGATCTCGCGATCACCGAGCGATTGGCCTGCAATTTGGAGCTGGCGCGCCGGACGCGCGCCGCGATCCGCGAGGGCGGCGAGGCGCATGATGCGTTGGTCGCGGCCCTCCTTCCAGGGGCGACCGGCGCTGAGCGCGCCAGGGCGACCAAGGAAGTCCTCGAGGCGATCGAAGAGCTCAAAGGAACCCTCCCGCACCTGACCGAAGGCGCGGGGCCCGATGGCGTTTTGCGGGAGGGTACGTCCCCAGGGGGGGATAAGGCATGAGCCGCAGACCGCACGGCATTGCCTGCCCGCACTGCGGACAAGCGACGGGGATTCGGCATAGCCGGTCCATGACGCCGCTCGTTCGCCAGATGCAGCTGCAATGCGTCAATCCTGAATGCGGCGCCACGTTCGGCGCCGATCTGTCGATTACCCACCAAATCTCGCCCAGCGCGATGCCAAACCCGGCGATCACGCTGCGGAAGGCTCCGCCGCGGCGCGTCGCCAACGACGACTTCCCGCCGGCGGCAAACGATATGAGCGGCCCGGAGGTGCCGCGGCCGGCAAATGACGATCACGAGGCCGGTCTAGTCACCGGCTGACGTTCGCGCGCTCGGGCGCCTTTCCTGACCTGATCCAAGCCCCGCGCCGACCCCTGTTGGCGGGAGCACTCAAGTTTGCCCGGAGTTTTTCGCCTGTCCGTTGATCGCCGATCCCAACTCGACGACCTGGCGCGCATCGTCGCTGCAGCACCCGACAACGTCGACCACGTGAACGTCCCTTATGACGCATCCGTCGGCCAAGCGGGAATCCTGCTGACCGAGGGGGCTCCACATTCTCCGCGCCGCTGGCGCCTCCGAGGCACTCGTCATGCATTTCGGGAGCGGTCGCCAATGAGCGTCGCTCCGACCCTCCAACGCTGGCTGTTCCGGCGCCTGAAAGGAGCTGTTCCCATGCCTTTGACACCATCAGCGTCGGACGCCGACCCCTATCATCCCGAGGATTGCGGCTGCGGACGCTGTTCGCATCCTTGGCCAGGGGACGCACTCCTACGCCGCTTCTCGCGCGTGACCTGGGCGGCAATCACCCTTGGTCTGGCGCTCATCCTTGCCGTCGACCGCGTCACCTGCGGCCCCGGCATCCTCTGCATTTTTGGCTACTGAAAGGGAGAGTGACCCGTGGTTGAAGAACGTGGCGAAGGCATCGGCGGAGGGCGCGTAGCGGCCGATGAGCTCAGGTTGTTGATCGAGCGCGCGGAGCGTCTGGAGGAAGAAAAAAAGGGCATCGCCGACGACCTCAAGGACGTCTGGGCGGAGGCCAAAAGCCGCGGCTACGATGTGAAGGCCGCCAAGCGGATCATGGCGATCCGGAAGAAGAAGCGGGAGGAGTATCAGGAAGAGGAGGCGATCCTCGACACCTATCTCCACGCCCTCGGCATGGATTTCGCCAGCACCCCTCTCGGCTCGATGATGGAGCCGACCCCGCTCGAGCAAGCGATCGACGCCACCAATACCGGACTCGATGTCTCGCAGCTCGCCGCGCAGATCCAGGAGGCCGGCGGGACGATCATCGATGGCAACCTCGTTCTGCCTATGTCGGGCTTGCGCCAGCTCGCCGAAGCCCGCGAGGACACGACGGACGAAGATCTCTACGATCGAGCCGTCAAGCTGGTCCGCTCGGAGGGCAAGGCGTCGACGTCGTGGCTGCAGCGCCAGCTGCGACTGGGCTACAACTCGGCCGCGCGCCTGATCGAACTCATGGAGCGCGAGCGGATCGTCTCCAAGCCCGACGGGACCGGCAAGCGAGCTGTCATGGCGCCCCGGCACGACCAGGCGCCGGCATGAAGACGCGTGCCGAATATCTTGCCGCCCTGCGCGCCGGCGTCGCGGTTGTCGTCACGGGCAGACCGCAAGTCACCCTCGGAGCGGTCCGCGATGGCCTGCGCGCCGCGTTCGGGGAGGGCGTCCCGGGACACGCGACGCTCGCCAGGACGCTTGAGGGTTTGGGCTGGCTTCCTGCCGTGCAGCGTAGCGCGCTGTTGGCCAACGCCCTGTGGGTGTCGCCGCCCTGCGCCAGCCGGTCAGAGGCGCGCCGTTGATGGCCTCGATCGCGCTCGGCTGGCCCTTCCATTCGATGGAGGCCGCCTGATGGCAGAAATCCGCAGACTGTTCCCCCTAATTTTGCCCTCGGGATGGCCGCGCTCCAAAATCCGGCACCCGGCTCCGTTTCATCGGCGCGTCGACACCGTCCCCTTCGGCCGAAGAGACGCGCGATGACGACGTTTGTCCGGATCGGCCCGGCGACCCTCTACCTGGGCGACGCCTACGAGTTGCGCCCCACCCTCGGGTTCCACGACGTGGACGCGACCGATCCTCCCTACCTATTTCGTGCTCAGGGTGGCGGTCGATACCGCAGGGATCGCCCAACGATGGACCGCCTCCTCGAAGATGGTCTCCATCGCGGTTTCGACATGTCGATCGTCAACCCGCTCCTGTGCGGCGCGGCGGTCGTGTTCGCTCACAATGACCAACTCGCCGAGCTGCTGTCCCTGGTGCAGGGCCAGTTTCACCGGCACGCGCTTTGCGTCTGGCAGAAGACGAATCCCCAACCGGTCGCGAACAAGCACTATCGGCCCGACGTCGAGTTCTATGTCCACGCGTGGAACCGCGGCTATCATCCGTGCGGGACGCTCGGCGAGCTGAAGCGCGTCAGCAGGATCGATCGGCCGCGCGGCGCCGCGCGCTTCGGGCACCCGACCACCAAGCCTGACGCCCTCATGGCCAAGATCATCGGCAATGCGGCTGGCGAGACGGTGTGCGACCCGTTCATGGGCACCGGCTCGACCGGCGTTGCCGCCATCCGCGCCGGCAAGCGCTTCACCGGCATCGAGAAGAACCCGCGCTATTTCGACATCGCCGTGGAGCGGATCCGCGGCGCCGTCGCGACGATCGACCAGGCGCAGGCTGCATGATGCGTCCTCTGCCAGCCTGCGGGTCCTTCCCCTTCCCCCATCGCACCGTCGCTGAGACGATGCGCGCAGGCGCGACCCTCGCTGACTTAATCGCGCTTAGCCGGACGCGTGCGCTGACCGATGCCGAGAGCCTGCGCCTAGAGTCCCTGTTACGCGAAGAGGATCGCGCGACCGGACGGCGATCGGGCGCAGGCCCGAGTTGTAATGCAGCCGCTTACAGCACTCTACACCTCGACAACGCGTCCGTCCCGCACGCTGATCTGCGGCTTGCGCCCGCTGGTCACCATCAACCCACAACGACCTTTAACGCCGCCTCGGCGGCCCGCTCGGAGCGCCCGTAGAATGTCCCGTCAATCATCCACTCTCGCCAGCGCGAAGGCCCTAGGGACGCCGTGTTCGGAAGGGCGAATGCTGCGGATCAACGACGTCATCGCGTCGACCGGGCTCAGTCGGCCGACGATCTACCGCGAAATGCAGGCCGAGCGGTTCCCGCGCCAGGTGCCGTTGACCGAGCGCTGCGTAGGCTGGCGCGAGGCCGAAATCCAAGCCTGGCTCGCCGCCCGCAACGCAGTCCGAAACGCCGCATAAGCGCACGAATGCGGGGGCATCCTTGGGGGCACCCAGTCAATCATCAGTCACATATTTCTTTGTATTTCGGGGGTTTAAGATGTGTAGTTCGATGGCAGCCCTGTCCACCATCACGACTTCTCACATTGTCTCACAGACGCTGACAAGTCGCCGTTTTCTCTTGCTTTCATGCGGCCCGGTTGTCTCATTGTGTTCTATAGATGCTCACGAGAGCGCCCCCGATTCGGGGGCACGCACGGGGGCATCGGCGAAACCGGTGGGGGCATCGTATGCTGACCGATCTGGCCTGCAGGAAAGCGAAGGCCCGGGACAAGGATTACAAGCTCGCCGACCAGAACGGGCTGTATCTCTTCGTCACGACGACCGGCTTCAAATCGTGGCGGTGGAAGTACCGCTTCGCGAAGAAGGAAAAGCGGCTGGTCTTCGGATCGTACCCGGAAATGACGATCGCGGAGGCCAGGGCCGAGCGCAGCTTGGCGGCGCAGGAATTGGCGCAGGGCAAGGATCCTGCGGCCGAGCGTGCGAAGCGCATGGCCGCGGCGGTACCGACCGACGAGCTAACCCTGCGTGCGCAGGTCAAGGGCTATGTGGCCGAACAATCGCACCGATGGTCGCCGGAATATTCCGCGCTGGTGCTGCGGCAGTTCGAGAACGACATATTTCCCAAGCTCGGGGCACGTCGGATCGACGGTATCACGACGCCGGAAATTCTCGAAGTGCTGAAGGCCGTGGAGAAGCGCGGCGCGCGGGAGACGGCGCACCGTCTGCGATCGAAGCTTTCGGACGTGTATGCGCGGGCGATCGCCAGCCATCAGGCAACGACGGACCCGGCTGCGGTAACGCGCAAAGCGATCGGCCGGCCGCGCAAGGGCCGCTTCCCGGCCGTGCGGACGATCGAGGCGGCGCGGGCGGTCCTGGTCGGGGTCGAGCAGCAAGCCGGCTATCCGCTTACCCGCCTCGCGTCGCGGCTGTTGGCACTGACCGTCGCCCGATCGGGCGTGCTGCGCTTCGCCGAGCGGCACGAGTTCGAGGATCTGGACGGCGACTTGCCGCTCTGGCGGGTGCCCCCTGCGAAAATGAAGTTGACGGCCGTCCTGAAGTCGGACTTGGCCATGGAGTTCGTCATTCCGCTGTCGCGGCAGGCGGTCGAGACGGTGAAGGTGGCAATGGCCTGGTCGGCCGGGAGCAAATACCTCTTTCGGGGGGTGAAGGATGGCAATACGCCCATCAGCGACAACACCTTGAGCAAGCTGTACCGAGATGCGGGCTACCAGGGGATTCACGTCCCCCACGGTTGGCGGTCGACCTTCTCGACGATCACGAACGAAATCGCGGAGGAGAACGAACGCGACGGCGATCGCGCCATCATCGACCTGATGCTGGCACACGTGCCCAAGGGCACCGAGGCGACCTACAACCGCGCGGCGTACATGAAGCGCCGGCGCGAGCTCGCGCAGGATTGGGCCGACCGGTTGACCGACGGCCTGCCGGAACCCGAGACGCTGCTCGCCGCCAAACCGCCACGCTGATCGCCGGCGGTGCCCTGTGAGTGCGGTCGGCATTGGCCAACTGGCCGCCGGCATCGCGGGCACCCAAGCAGCTCGCCGGACCGGCGCGCCAGTTCGACGCAACAGCCGGCACGCCGGCGAGCGAGAGCTGGAGCAATGGCGAACAGCCAATCGGTTTAGCGCGGCCGAGCGCCGCGAGCGTCTGCGCGCCCTTCGCGAATATGATCGGCAGCACAAGGTGCCGGGCAAACCCATGGGGCCGCTCGGCCGCGTGGCAATCGAAATCGCCGACGAGTTGATGGGTATGCGGTGCTTCCGCACCGGCCGCCTGGATCCCGCGCTCGAAACGATCGCGCGCAAGCTGCGCATCTCCAAGCAGACCGTCGTCTCGGCGTTGAAGCGACTCAAGGCTCACGGCTTTATCGATTGGTTCCGGCGCACCAGGCCGGTCGAGGACCCGGAACCCGGCGGCCCCATCGTCGAGCAGGACACCAACGCCTATTGGTTCAAGCTGCCGAAATGGGCGCTGGATCGAGTCAGGGCGGCTGTGAAGGGCAATCCTGTCCCCGACGATGCCGTCGCCCATGCGAACGCGCAACGCGCCGACGTGGCGGCCATGCTGGCCGCTGCGACATCCGACGAGCGCGTCGGCTACCACGTCGACGAAGGCCCATTGGCGGCGGCGCTTCGCTCGTTGAGCCGAGGGGTCTCTAATAGGGGAGCCGCGAGTCCAACGGCTGGTCGCAATCCCGATCGAGAGGTCAAATAATAAGGAACGGCTGCGCCGTGCGCTTGATTTGATTGTTCCCCCCATCCGCAAGGGTCCGAACCCTTCGACCCGATCGCCAAGACCCGGCGGTCGGTCGTGGCGGCTTGCGCCGCCCCGATGGGCTGTCGAGGGGGGAAGAGCACGAAGTGCGCCGTTTTTGCCGCCAGGGCGCCGCCTGCGGCCCGTCAGGGCAAGAACGGGATATCCGGCGCACCGAACTGCACCGTAGCGCATCCTGCGCCCCCTACACCGGCTCTAGGCGTGGTCCCTTCGCAACGCCGGCGTGGCGACTGCACCCGAACTAATCCAAAAAGCGGGCAGGCGAGGCGCGGGGGCAAGCGCGGCGCGCGACGTCGAGGTCCGACCCCCTTGCCCTATGTTCTGCGTTTGTTCTATTCTCGCGCTATGCCCGAGTCGTCATCCACCCCAGCGCTGTCGCGTTCGACAATCGTCAACGCGATCCTGTCATCGTCGCCGGTCACTCGCCTGGCGATCACCTGTCCAGACGAGCGGCTGCGCGAGCGCGCGGCAGATGAGCTCGCTGGTCTGATTATCGAACGGATCCGCGCAGATGATCAGCTGCGCTTGGCGATCTGATGGTTCGGCCGGCGCTCCCTGATTGGCGCCCGCTGCAGGCGGTGCAGCAAGCAATCGCCGACGGCGAGACGTGGCTGTTCGCTTGGGCGCTGCACTCGACAGTTTCGTATCGCCACCTTTCCCGCGATAGCGGCATCCCCGAGCACAGATTGATGGAGATCGACAACGGAAGTCCGGTGAGCCGCCCCGAGTTCGAGGCGCTGGTTTCGGCCTGGCGCGCTGATCCTAACGACGTCCTCGTGACGATGCCGCCAGGCGCGTTGGCGGAATGAAGTGGCGCGGTTCGATGTTGACGGTTGCCGCATCCCAACGACGCTCTTCGACTGCGCTGCCTGGCATCTATGCGTTGTCGCGATCTGCCGACGCTGCGCGAGGGAGACTGTCTTCGACCCACATGCGCTCTGGTGGTTGTTCGAGCGGAAGCAATGGGATCAGAGGATCTCCAACGCGATGCATCGGTTCAAATGTTCGAAATGCCGCGCCGGGGCGTTCTTGACCTGGTCCCGGACGAAGGAACCCAACACGACGTTGCCGATGCCCGATGATCGCGCATGGAAGAAGGCAGTTAGCCGATTTAGGAGTTGAGATGATGACCGAACTGGGAGTGAAGTATCCCGCGACGCAGATGCCGCCAGTGGCCGAACCGGGTATGGTGATCCACTCGGTTTACGATACCAGCATGTACGCGGGCACAGCTGAGCAGCGGCAATATCTAGCCGCGCCTGACGAGGAGGAACGGCTCACGGTGCTGCGCAAAATGCCTGACGCGACGGTGACGTTCTATCAGCTGGAAGAGGGCGAGCCTTTCTTCGATATCGACTAGGCCACGCTACAGTTCATCCTGCCCGGTTCCGGGCGAACCGTCGGGCTGGCCCCCGCCAATCTTCGACTTAATGAGGAGTTGTCGCCTCTCCTTGGCGCGTTCCTTCAGCATGGCGAGATAGCCATACGTCGAGAACGGCGTCTCTGACTTTAGCCGCGACAGCTTGTGCTTCTTGCGAATTTCAGCCCCTAAGTCGAGCGCGGCCAAACCCTTGTTGATGAGCGTCTCCATCAGCAGTTGATCGCCGCCATCGGGAGGGTCGAAATAGTAGGCTTGAGCGATTTCGCGATCGGCCTCCGACAGAAGCACCCGAAACTCAAATGCCTTTTCAAATAGTCGGACGCCAACGCGCTTCCAGTCGATGGCGTCCGGATATTCGGCAAGCGCCGGCGTTGACATGTGGAACCTACCGGCGTGTTCGTCCGACGCCCTGAACGTCTCTAGATCGTCGAGGTACTTTTCGCATTGGCGAGCATAATCCTCCAAAGCCAGCGCGAGGTAGAGTGCCGAAAAAGGCGCTTCGTCACGTTCCTTCCAACGCTCGCGGACCTCGGCAAAAAGCTGAGTGAGAGCAGCCGCTCCTACCGATGATGACGCGATGATGACCCAGATGTTCTCTGTTGCCATCAATCGACTACGATCAGCTGGCTCGGATGGGCACATGCCAACGTTAGGGCGTCATCGACAGGCGCGGTCAGCCATTTGTCGAAGTCTTCCTCGTGGAGGATCACCGGCATCGCCTTAGGATGGATTTTCCCCACGATATGCGAAGCGGCGGCGGCGCGCTCATCGTCGCTATCGCGAGGACTTTCGCTGTACCCACATGTCAGAAAGGTGAAAATGTCGCCCTTCTCGCTCGGGCGCCAAATCCCAGCGAACGTGCCGATCGGCCGGTTGAGCAGACTGAACCAATGCGGACGTTTCTTGCCCGTCTCAGGATCAGGCTCGACCGTCCATTCCTGAAACTGCGTGAAGGGCACAAGGCATCGCCGTTCAGGGTTGACGAGGGCCGAGCGCCAGAATGGGCTCGAGTAATTGCGGACGTTCCGAACCTCGTCTTGTCCTGGCCGTGGATTCGGCCATCCCCAATGGAGCGGTTCGGATAGCAGGCGCTGGCCATCCACCTGCCGTACAACCAGGCCCGGCGTCGCCTTGCTCACATAATCTTTGGCGAGCTCATCCAATTCGATTTCGCGCCGGAAGTCATCATTGGCCTGGTAGTAGGCCTGCAATTCCCAGCGCGCGACTTTAAGGTTGTAGAGGTTACACATCAGGTATCGAGCCCGCGCCGCTTGATCTCGGCTAGCAGCGCTTCGGCGATCGGATCACCAGGCTCGCCGCTGGTCTGCTCATAGGCGGACAGCAGCTCCTGATCGGTCAGCGACTTCGGATCGTCTGCTTCAACCATCACTCGTGCTCCTCAAATTAAAGGCGCTATTATCAATTCCGTACCCGTCCCTTCCCGCCGAGGAGAGCCTAAGCTATGACCGCGGCTCGGGACGGGGAAGAGCAAATGGCCGGACTTGTGAACCTTGACGCTCTAATCCCGCGCGGCGATTTCGCAGCTAAGGATGACGTGAAGGGCGGCGGGAGTCCACGCCAGACGATCAGTCTGACCGATCTGAAAAAAGACGGCTTCTTCCAAAACAGCCTTCGCAAGCCTGATTTTCAGCGAGAGACTGCCAATTGGACGCCGACCAAGGTCTATGATCTGATTCGATCCTTCTTGGACCGGGATCTAATTCCCGCCGTCATCCTGTGGGAACGGGGAGACGAGATATTTGTAATTGACGGCGCGCACCGTCTCAGTGCGCTGATTGCTTGGGTGCGCGACGATTACGGCGATCAAGCTGACTCAAACCGGCTATTCGGCGCTGGGATTACCGACGAACAGCGACGAATTGCAAAACGCACGCGCGACATGATCAGGAGCAAAATCGGTACTTACGCTGAATTTTCGGGCTTAGTCGGGCAGGAGGTTTCTGATCCCGAGAAGGCGCGACGATTAGCCGCTATTGGCCGCGAGTCGATACTCATCCAGTGGGTGACGGCCACCACGCCGAAGGCGGCTGAGGACTCTTTCTTCAAGATAAATCAAGCGGCACAGCCAATTGATCCAGTTGAGCGCACTATCCTTAAGAGTCGCACGGCTCCGAACGCCATTGCGGCACGATGCATTGCGCGCGGTGCGCAGGGCCACAAATACTGGGGTGCGTTCGATCATACCCGAAGGGAGCGCATCGAGACCTTAGGCGACTGCCTATATGATGACCTATACAAACCGCCGCATCGTAACCCGACTACATCGGCAGACGTGCCAATAGCGGGGCAGGGCTACAACGCCCTCCCGTTCGTTTATGATCTGGTCAGCCTATGCAACGGCCTGCCGATGGCGAGCAGCGCAACTGCCAAGCTGATACCCGACGCTTTGGCGCCCGATCCGGATGGCTCGCAGACAGTTGCGATGCTGGAAAAAGTTCGCAAGCGGATCGACTTGATCAGCACCAATGACAGCGGGTCGCTTGGCCTTCACCCACTGATCTATTTTTACGCTCGCTCCGGAAACTTTCTGCCCGGCGCGTTCCTGGCATCATTGGAGTTTTCCCAGCGACTGGATCGGGAGGGTAGGAAAAAGCACTTCACCGCTGTGCGGCGGCGGTTCGAGGACTACCTTTTTCAGAACAAGATTTTCATCTCGCTGGCGATAACTCGCCTCGGAAGTGGCGCACGCAGTCTGGACAGGGTGGCCAATCTACTTTGGGAGATTTTTCAGGCCCTGCACGATGGCGTCGCGGAAGATGGCATCCTGAAAACTCTCGTCGCAAAGGACGATTACGTCTTCCTTAAGGTAGTCGACATCCCGCCGCCAACCGCAGATTTGCCGCCAAGCAAGCGCGGCGCATCCAGCGCTTCACGCTCTAGCGCATTTATCCGCGAGGCGATGGCTAATCCCGTGCGATGCCGGATCTGTGACGCCGCGGTTCACAGCAATTCAATGACGTTTGACCACGACAAACGGCGCGAGGATGGTGGCGATAATCAAAGCCGCAACCTTAACCCTGCGCACCCATTCTGCAATTCAGGCTTCAAGAACTAGCATTTGTGCGACCGGTGGCGAACGAGCCTATCCATCACTGCATCGACGTCGGCGGGTCTTAGATCGCCAACCATGTTAAAACTCAATACGAGCGCAGGGGGGCGACGCGAGCGCCGCCCCCCGCCCGATGCTAGCAGTTAGAGATCAGCAACTCATCGACCTTCTTGGCATTGGCCATGCCTCCAATCTGATATGTGGTCTCGAGCTCGCGCATGCGGAAGCGACCGAACACCTCGCGCGCGCCGGGCGTGTCGTTGATCGACAGCAGGAATTTGCCCTTGATGCCCGCCAGCTGCTCGGCGAGGGCTGCGAAGTCGTCGCGGCAGAACACATCCTGGCCATAGTCGCGCTCGCATCCCCAATAGGGTGGGTCGAGATAGAATAGCGTTCCCGGCCGATCATACCGCCCGATAAAATCGGCAAAGCCGAGCCGCTCGATCACGACGCCGGCCAGGCGCTCGTGAAGATCGGCAAGGTCGCGCTCGAGCCGCAACACGTTGAAGCGTGCCGGCTGCAGCGGCGATACGCCGAAATGGCGGCCTTCGACTTTTCCGCCGAACGCCAAGCGCTGCAGATACAGAAACCGCGCCGCGCGCTGCAGATCCGTGAGATCGTCGGGCGGCAGGCGCATCTGCCGATCGAACTCGGCCCGGTTGGCAATTAGCCAGCGGATCGAGTCCATGAAGAACCCGTAATGCTCGCGCATCACGCGAAAGAACGTGGTCACGTCGCCCGACACATCATTGATGACCTCGGCCGGTGGTCGACGGCGCCGGCGTAGGAAAATCCCGCCCATGCCGACAAACGGCTCGGCATAGGCTTGGTGATCAGTGCTTTCGATGATGGGGATGATGCGCGTCGCCAGGTTGCGCTTCCCGCCGATGTAACCGCTCGCCGGCCGCACCGGACGGACGCTGGTAAGACTTGTCATGTTGGAATTCTCGCTCTCGTAGGAATCCCGCCGCGGCGTCGCCGGTGCGGGCGTTATCGTGGCGAGCGAGAGCCTCGTCGGTTTGGCCGCTTGTCCCGGCCCTACCCCGCGCCCGGCGTCGTGGCACCGGGCGCGTAGTGTCTAAGCGGCTTGGTTCGCCGCGGCAGCGGCCGGCGCCGCCTCATAGGGTCGGTATTTGACGGCTTCCACGCCAAGCCAGTCGTTGATTTCAAGCGTGCGCAGCTGAAGCGGCTCGATCTCGGCGTAATGGAACGCCTCTGCCGCTTCGCTAGGCTTGCCGAACCCGCCCGCGACCTGCGGCACGACACCGATCAGCACGGGCGGCACCCGATGCGCGGCCAGCACGTCATCGCGCGTCGTGTTCTTGATCCCGAGAAATTCGTCCTTCGCCGCGGCTTCGCCGATCGGGATGACTTGCACCCCCTTCTCTTTGCCGCCCGGCAGATGGAGGAAGAGGTTGCGGAAATTGCCCGGTCCCTTGGATTGCTCCATCGCCGTTTCGATCGCTTCGGCGTCGGCGTCCTCGAGCACAGCTTCGCTGACATAGAGGATATAGCCGGCATGGCTGCCGTTGAGGTAATATTTGCGTCGAAAGATCGTCGCGTCGAAATTGAGCAGTCCGGCCTGCAGCGCACTTGTCCATTCGGGCAGCCCATAGATTTCCTGCCTCAACTCCGGCTCGAGCAGATGGAAAACCGACCCTGGATCGAATTCGGATTCCGGCTCGCCGTCCGGTATCCAAAAATAGTGGCCGGGCTCGACGCCGACGCGGGTATGGATCGCCGGCGAGTTGCGTAGCTGGAGCGGCCGGCCAAAGACGTTGTCGACGCGCTGCAGGTATCCGTTCCCCATCTGGAGAAGATTGAGAGCAACTTGGCCGAGCGTGCTGCGCGTGAGCCAGGGCGTCGGCTCGAAAAGGCGGATCAGCTGATTGCGCTTGTAGAGAATCGCGCTGCGATGATGCGGCGACATGTCATAGGCGCGCGCGAGCCCGTGCATGGGAATGGGCGGCTCGTACCAACGGCCGTTGGTGAGGCACTGCAGGTAGGACAGGAACTCGCCGCGATCGAGCACCGGCGTGGGATCGCCGAACCTGAAGGCCATGGCGCGCGCCGGCTGCGATGCGCCAGCCGTGGTCTCGGCCGCTGCGGTGCCATGCGCGCGGGCCGCTGCCGGGCTGATCGTGTCCTGACTGTGCATTGCCGGAGATCCTCACTCGAGATTTGCGCGAGCCGAGGCCCGCAGGGTCCAAAGGTTCGTTGTAGAGGGCGTGCATGATCGCCCAGGCGAGATCGGCGTGCCCGGTGTCGCCGGCACGGCTCGCCACATAGGTGATCTGGCGTTGGCTGCCGGTGAGCTCGGCGCGGATCGCCATGAAGCTCTGCAGCACGTCCTGGGCGCCGTTGTCGTATTCGAAGCGACCCGACGTGAAGACGTTCTTTGCCTTCAGCACCATGCTGGTCTTGAGCGCGACGTTGTAGTCGAACCGCTTGGCCATCGGGAATTTCTGCACGACCAGCTGCCAGACGGCCGCGCCGACACCCGTCGTGTCGATCCCAATGAAGCCGACATTGTATCGGCCGAGCTGCTCGATGATCTTGGCGGCCTGGCCGGCGAAGTCGAGCCCGCGCAGACGCATCTTTTCGAGCAGCCGGAAGTTCTCGGTCGGCGTGCGGGGCGCGGCGAGGATCACCAGGGCGGCATCGTCGCCGGCCGCGCTCTCGGCCGGATCGTACCCGATCCACACTTCGCCTTCGCCATAGGGACGCAGCGCATATGGATCGAAGTCCTTGCGCCACTTTTCCCAGGCGTCGACCATCCCGCGTCGCATGAGCGCGAACGGGAACATGGACTGACTGTCGTCCACGAATTTGCACATGTAGAGATTGTCGAACGCCTCGACCGAATAGCGCTGGCGCTGGCGATCGACGTCGATCAGCTCGCAACCGCCCGCCTTCGCGTCGAGCAGCGTGACCACCTGGCGCCAGATGCCGTCCCGGCCGAGCACGCCGGTGCGCAGCTGTTCGTCGGAATATTTGAAGTCGCCCTTTTCGCTTTTGTCACGCCCCTCGTTGTACTTCTCTCCCGACCACACGCGGTGCGCCTGGTGCGCGATCGTCGACGGCGTCGAAAAGTACGTGATGCGATAGCGAGAATGGGTCGCCATCGCGCTGGCAACCTCGTCAATGCGTTCGAAGCCGTGGATCCAGAAGCACTCGTCGATATAGACGTCGCCGTGATAGCTTTGCGCGGTGCGATAGTTCGTGCCGAGGAAATAGAGCTTCGGCGCTTCGCCCTGCGGCCCCTGCACGCCGTCGATATCGAGCGTGATCGGGTCGCCTTCCAGCTTCACGCCGGTCACGTTGAAGACGAAGTCGACGATATACTGGCGGAACACGTTCGCCTGGGCGCGGCTCGCCGATATGAAGATCTGATTGTTGCCGGTTTCGAGCAGGCGGGCGATCGCCTCACGCGCGAAATAGAAGGTCGCACCGATCTGGCGCGATTTCAGGATGAAGCGGGTGACGTTCGACGTGGACGACAGCAGATCGATCCGCGACCCGCTCCACCCACGCTGATAACCGAACATTTCGGTGTCGAACGCCGCGAGCAGCTGCTCGGCCTGCTCTTCAGTCAGGTGGTTCTTGCGCGCTTTCTTACGCTCGCCCTTGTTGCGGTTGGCAACCTTCGGATTGAGGTCGCCTTCGTGCCCGCCCGGCTGCTCGTAGCGGCGCACCCTGGCGAATTGCGCGGCCTGACGGCCGAGCAGATCGATCTCCTTGAAGTCGCGCCCCGACTTGTCGTCCTTCAGGACGAGCTGGCAATAGCGCGCCTCGGTCACGCCCTCCATGCGCTCGAGCGGCGACGCGTTGTCCCAATCCTCGCGTTGCTTCCAGCTTTTCACCGTATTGGCGTTGAGCTCGAGCGCGTCGGCGACCTGTTCGAGCGTATAGCCCGCCCAATAGAGGTGCTTGGCCCTGCGGCGTGCATCAAAGGGGATCGGTTCGGTCGACACGGAACCGGACGCTAGCCGCGCCTGCCCGCCCGGTTCCCGCTGCCGTTGCTGTAACCCGCGCGATTACAGCAGCGCCGCGTTGCGAAAATGTCGCTGTCCGCGCGTGTTGCGGCCTCCGGGGCGGTCGGAGTTTGACCCTTTCGCCGATCGCCCCACCCGAGATCGATCAGGAGCGCGCGAGCCCCATGGCCAAGAGCAAGTTTTTCCGAGCCTTCGTCGAAGGCAATACCATCAGCGACGGTCGCGCGATCACGGCGCAGATGATCGATGAGATCGTGTCGACCTTCAATCTCGACACGTACACCCCGCGAATCAACGTCGAGCATATCAAGGGTTTCAGCCCCTTGCCGCCCTTCAACGGTTATGGCGACGTTGTCGCGGTTCGCGCCCAGACCGACGATATCGTTATCGACGGCAAGTCCGTGAAGCGTCGCGCTCTCTATTGCCAGGTCGACGGCAACGATCAGCTGACCGCCCTCACTGCGGCCGATCAGAAGCCGTTCCCCTCGGTCGAAATCACCGACAGCTACGCCGGCACCAACAAGGTCGGCCTGGTCGGCCTTGCCTTCACCGACAGCCCGGCGTCGATCGCCACCCAGCGCCTGCAGTTTTCGCGGACCGCGCCGGGCACCGTCCGCGCGTCGGGTGAGGAATCGGTCACGCTCGAATTCGAGCCCGACCTCGGCGCGGCCGGCGACGCCAGCAAAGTCGAAGGCGCGATCGCAGGTTTCTTCTCGGCTCTCACGGCCAAGTTCAAGGGCGAGAGCCAGGCGCCTGCGCCCGCACCGTCCCCGGCGCCGTCGCCCGCTCAGCCCGCCAATGACAATTTCGCCGCCTTCGCCGAGGCGATGGGCAGCACCGTCGCGCAGTCGATCGCCGCCACGGTCAAACCGATCGCCGAGGCCCAGGCACAGTTCCGGACCGACTTCGACGCGCTCAAGGCGCAGCTCGAGGGCGTCACCAATCCCAACGGCTTCAACCGCTCGCCCGCCAATGGCGGCGCCGGCTCGGCCGAGCACCTTACCGACTGCTGATCCCCCTCGCCGCCCTCATCGCCCCGGAGCCTTAAATGCAGACCGCAACCCGCCTTCTCTTCAATTCGTATGTCGCCCAGGTCGCGAGCCTCAACGCCCTCGATCAAAGCTACGTCGCCGTTCCCGGCGAGCTGAAGCAGTTCAACGTCGCGCCTGTGATCGAACAGCGCCTGCAGGCCAAGCTGCAGCTGACCAGCGACTTCCTGAGCCGCATCAACGTCGTTCCCGTTGTCGCACAGCAGGGCGCCCGCGTCGGCGTCGGCATTACCCGCTCGCTCGCGAGCCGCACGAATCGCGCGCTAGGTCACCGTCGCACGCCGACCGATCCGACCGGCAGCGACGCGATCGACCAGTATTTCTGCAAAAAGACCGATTACGATTACGCCTGGTCTTACGCCATGCTCGACGCCTGGGCGCACCGCCCGGAATTCCAGCAGCTCTGCCGCGACGCGGTGCTGGTCCAGAAGGCGTCCGACATCATCACCATCGGCTTCAACGGCGTGAACGCGGCCGATGAGACCGATCGCGTCACCTATCCGCTGCTCCAGGACGTCAACTACGGCTGGCTGTACAAGATGCGCACCTACGCGCCAGCCCGCGTCATGGAGCACGGCGCCCTCGACAACCTGAAGGTCTACGTGTCCGACACCGGCAGCGCCGACTATGTCAACCTCGACGCGCTGGTGTTCGACATGATCGGCAACCTTATCGCCGAGCAGTATCGCACCGCGACCGACCTGGTCGTGGTGGTCGGCAGCGACCTGGTCCAGGAGAAGTATTTCAAGATCGTCAGCGATGCCGGCGACAAGGCGACCGAAGCGGTCGCCCGGGACGTGCTGCTGTCGAGCCGTAACCTCGGCGGCAAGCCGACCGTGCAGGTCCCGTTCTTCCCGGCCAATGCCATCATGGTCACCAGCCTGAAGAACCTGTCCTATTATTGGCAGATCGGCTCGGCGCGGCGCACGATCAAGGACGAGGCCGCGCTCGACCAGATCGAGAATTACGAGAGCATCAACGACGCCTTCATGGTCGAGGACTATGCCAAGGCGGCGCTGGTCGAGAACATCCAGCTCGGGCCGAAGGCGTGATCATGACCCCCGCCCGCGCGCATCGCGAGCGCCAGCTCGCCCAGCTAGCCGCTTCGCAGTCGGCCTCACCCGTGGCTAACCGCCTCGGCGAGGCGGCGACCGAGTATGCGTCGATGCGCGCGCGGCTGGGGGTCGATATCCGTCGCCTTAGCGAGATCCAGTCGATCGAGAATAAGGTCGAGCTCAAGCGCGAGCTGGTGCCCGAATATTTCGAATGGTGCCGCGGCGTGCTCGTGGCGGACAGCGGCGCCGAGGACGATATCGTCGCACACCTGATGATCTGGGGCCTCGATATCGGCAATTGGGACTTCGGCCTCGACCTTGCGGATTACCTAATCCGCCACAAACTCCCCCTGCCCGAACGCTTCGACAGGACCGCCCCGACCCTCGTCTGTGAAGAAGTAGCGGATGCCGCGATCAAATCGCTCGGGCAGGGCGAGACCTTCCCGCTCAGCGTGTTGGGGCGTGTCGCGTACATGGTCGCCGATGCGGACATTTTCGACCAAGTGCGCGCGAAGCTGCACAAGGCGCTAGGCCTGGTCCAGCTCGGGCTTGCGGATGGTATCCAGCCTGGCGGCGACGGTCCCGCTGGCCAACTTCGCGCGATGCTCGAGGACGCCCGCGCGAACCTCAAGCGCGCGCTCGAGCTGGACAGCAACTCGGGCGTCAAGAAAACGCTCGAGCAGCTCGGTCGCAGGATCGACAAGCTGACCGAGCATAGCACTTCCGCGAGCTGATCATGCTCGCCCGCCTGTCTTCAACGGCTCGCCCCGCGGCGCTCGGGGGGCGGAAACGAACGGTAATGCCGCCTTTCGGGGCAAAGCGTTCCGCCCGCTTCCTCACCCCCCGTAAACCGCCAACAGGATCCTGACGTGTCCGACTTCGTCGCCGCTCCTCCCGCTCCTACGCCTACGGTTGGTGACGTCATCGCCGCAGATTGGTGGCCAGAGGTCAAGATCTCGGAGTTTCGGGACGCTGTTCGCATCGGGACCAACGTCACCGCAGGCCGGTGCCGCGACTCCCTGATCGCCGCGATGGGTACCGTGGCAATCGCGTTGGCCGCCTGGCGCATCGCACGCGAAGCCGAGGGCGCGACATCCCTGGTCGATATCGCCGGTCCGACCATCGCCGGCGAGAAGGTGCTGCTGCAGCGCTGGCGCCGCGCGGTGTATTCGTTCGCCGCGGCCGATCTCGCGGACACCCAATCGGACATCACTGCAACCAATGAGGGTCGCGATCGGCGCGAAGAGCGCGCAGCCTCGTCTGACGACCATCGCCGCAACGGCACCTCGGCGATTCGTGACATCCTCGGCAAGACCCGAACGAAAGCGGTGCTCATATGACGCGCATCGCGACCGCCCTGCAGGCGGAGAGCATCGACGCCTTGGTGTGGCGAACCACGGGTCAGGGATCTGGCGCGGTCGAGCTGGTGCTCGAGGCAAACCCGGGCATCGCCGAATCCAGCGCCGCGCTCGCCGAGGGCACGCCCGTCACGATTCCCGACCTCCCCTCAACCCCGGCCGAGATCGCCCTCGTCCAGCTTTGGGACTGACCATGGACAAGCACGACCTCCCCTCGATCATCACCAACGGGCTCGCATTCCTCGCCGGGCTGACGCCGGCAGCGCTGGGCGCCGGGATCTCGTTGCTCTACGAAAAGGGGCTGACCTGGCGCGACCGGTTCGCGCGCCTGGCGGTCGGAATCACCGTCAGCTGGTTCGCCTCTGGGCTCTTCGCCGCTTTGTGCCGCGCCCTCTGGAAAGTCGAACTCGACGCCTTCGTCCTGCAGGGCGTGGGCTTTGTGTTCGGCATGATCGCCTACAAGGCGACGCCCGGTTTCATCACCAGCGCCAGCACGGCGATCGCCGGCATTCCCAGTGCGATCCTGTCCTGGCTCCCCAAAAAGGGGGATGGACAATGACGGAAACTTACGATCGCGCACTGATGGAGGCCGAGCTCGTCCGCGATGAGGGTGAGCGGTTGCGCGTCTATCTCGACACGGCGAAACCGCCCAAGCGCACGATCGGCGTCGGCCGCAATCTCGACGCGATCGGCATCCGCCCGAGCGAGACCGCAGCGCTGGGAATCACCCTGGCGTCGGTATTGGCCAACGGTATCACCCGCCCACAATCCCGCGTGATGCTTGGCAACGACATCGACGCGGCCGAAGTCGACCTCGATGCCAAATTGCCATGGTGGCGCTCGCTCGACCCGGTGCGGCAACGCGTGCTGCTCAACATGTGCTTCAACATGGGAATTGGGCGGCGCGCCGCACCGGGCATCAAGCCCAAGGGCCTGTTGCAGTTCGTCAACACGCTGGCGGCAATCGAAGCCCATGATTGGCGGCGCGCTGTCGCCGGGATGAAATTGTCGCTCTGGCATACCCAGGTGGGCGACCGCGCTCGCCGCCTCGAGGTGATGATGGAGACCGGGAGGGCACCATGATCTCGCGCATGTTCAACGCGGCCAAGGGCTGGATCCTCGGCGAGATCGGATGGCTTGCGCTGCTCGGCGTCGCGATCGCCGGTGCCGCGATCTATGTCCATGTTCGCCATCTGGCCAACGATCGCGACCAGGTCATCGCCTGGGCGCAACGAACCTGCGCGAGTGCCGGCCAGGGCTTCGACGCGTCGACCGTCATCGTCACGGATGCCAAGGGCAAAAAGCGGCCCGCGAATTACGCCCGCGGGATCCTGTGCGAGCAACGTGTCGGGTATCTGGCCAAATTCCGCGCAGACACGGCCGATGCGACCGCCACGGTGCTCGCCAAGGCGACCGAGCAACACATTCAGCGGACCGTCGCCGATCGGACGGCGTCGACCGCGAACGGCCAGGCGCAGCGCGCGGCGGAAAAGGAAATGGAGACCGCCAATGGCAAAATTCAGGATGATCGTGTTGGCGATGACTGGTTCGGTGCTCTCGGCAACCTTGCCGGGATGCGTTAAGACCGTCTCGGTCCCTGTCGAAAAGCCGATCCCCGTCGCCGTAAAGGTCGATGATCCTCCCCCGGCCGAGCTGCTCCGGTGCGCGCAGCGGCCCGCGCCGTTCGCCAAGGGAATGGCCGCACAGATCCCGCCCGAAGCGCGCGCCAAGCTGGTCGAGCTCGCGCGCGATGCCGGCATGAACGCCGATCAGCTCGACCGGCTGATAAACTGGGACGCGCCCGGCAGCTGCCCGGCGCCCTCCGTCGTCATGGCAAGCCCGACGCCGTGAAGAAGATTGCCAGCCTCAAGCAAGCTCTGCTGGCGGCGCTGCCGGAGTTGCAGGCATCGCCCGATCGCCTTGGCGTGTTCGTCGACAAGGGCCGCCTGGTGCCGCGCTACGGCCCCTCACTCGCCTGGGAATATCGTTATCAGACGCGCTTGTGGCTGGAAGCTTTCCAGGGCAGCGCCGATCGCGTCATGTTGCCCCTGCTGATGTGGCTTCGCACCAATCAGCCCGATCTCGTCCTGTCATTCGCCAATGACGACAATCGTATAGCGTTCGTTGCGGACATACTGAGCGAGGATGCGACCGATATCCTGATCGAATTCGACCTTACTGAGGCCGTGGCGGTCACGCCGCGCGCGGATGGCAGTGGCTGGGATTTGGAGCACCTGCCCGAGCCGAGCCCCGACGACATGCTCCTCGACGGCGCCGTTGCCGAAGTCCCGCTTGCTGAGATCTGGATCGGCGACGAACGCGTCATCCCGTTGCCCGACGCATGAGCGACGCAGGGGACATCGACAAACTCACCGAACGTCTGGAGGCGCTGACGCTGCGGCTCGAGCCTGGCGCGCGCGCCGGTCTCGCTAAACTCATCGCGGGTGATGTGCGTAAGGCAAACCTTGCGCGGATCCGCGACAATGTCACGCCCGAGGGCGAGGCGATGGTGCCCCGCAAGGAAAAGCCGAAGCACAAGCCCGGCAGGCTGCGTAACCTGGTCAACGTCGAAAAGCAGCGCCCGAAGCGCGGGCGCATGTTTCGCAAGGTCGCTCGGGTGCTCACGGCGCGCGCCGTTCCGGGCGGCGCCGAGGTCGGTTTTTCGGGTGCCGCTTCGCGGATCCTCCGCGTTCACCAGGACGGCCTGGCCGACAAGATCTCGCGGCAGGATCACGCGCCTACAGCGCTCTACCCCAAACGCGAGCTGCTCGGCCTATCGGCGGACGATCGGCGCAGGATCCTCGAGCGCGCGATGGATCAACTTCGGTTCCCGGTACCCAGTTGATCTCCCCGCCCCGAATTGCGGTTACGGCTTAGGTCCTGCTGGTGGCAAGGAAGCGCGCGGGACTGAGCGCCGTTGATCATTGGCCAATCGTTCCAACTCCTCGAGCGCAACACCCTGCGGTCGACATGCGAGGGCCTGAAACTTTGTAGCAGCGTCACTAACCTTAGGCTTCGCAACAATTAGGTCGCGCTCCAACACCATGCAGACCTTGTCATTTTTGCGCGAAAGGTCGAGTGCAGTACTGAATGTCCCCATCACTAGAAGACAAAGAATAGCGAAGAAGAAGAACGAAAAAGACGCCAACGCAAGACGAATCAATCCCTCCGCATGGAAGGTAAAATATCCAACAATCAACAATGCGGCTGATATTGCGCCAATTACTCTCATCGCATCTGGATCTACGAATCGCTGGAGAGGGGCCGACGTAGCCCACAGAACCGCAACGATTGGCAAAAAAAGCCAACCATACGTGCGAAGAAGAGAATTAGCTTTCGCCATCTTCTCATTGTCAGTTTCGTTATCGTCAAGTTTGCTCGCGAGGTGAACTATACCCCGGCGAGCTCTCTCAAGCACAAGTGTCATCTAAACCCCTCCCTCGCGTTGAATCTGTCATGCGCGAGAGCAACGCAATCAGTCGATGAGGCTTTTGATCCGAACCGGACATATTAGCCTTGGTGCTGCTGTAACCCGCTCCATTACAGCAGTGAGGCGTGGCGCACCCCGCGCTCGCGCGGCGACATGCCCGCGTGTCCAGCACTTCGCCCAGCTCTTCGGCCGTCGACCTCTCGCGCCTGCCCGCACCCGACGTCGTCGAGCAGCTTTCGTTCGAAAGCGTGCTCGCCGGCATCATCGCCTATCTGCAGCAGCCCGACGTGCTGCCGGAATTCGACGCGACTGTCGAAAGCGATCCCGCGGTCAAACTGCTCGAGGTGCTCGCCTATCGCGAGTTGCTGATCCGCGCCGCGTTCAACGATCGTGCCCGCCAGGTCATGGTCGCCTATGCGACCGGATCGAACCTCGATCATCTCGGCGCGCTGGTCGGCGTGCCACGCCTGCTGATCGATGAAGGCGATCCCGACCAGGGGATCGACCCGGTGTATGAGAGCGACACCGCTTTCCGCGAGCGCATCGTGTTGGCGCCGGATAGCTTCTCGGTCGCCGGGCCGAACCTCGCTTATGTCTTTCACGCGCGCTCGGCCGATGGCACGATCCGCGACGCCAGCGCGACCAGCCCGGCGCCGAGCGAGGTTCTCGTCTCCGTCCTGTCGGCGACCGGCGACGGCACTGCGACAGCTGCCCAGCTCGACGCCGTGCGCGATCGCCTCGGCATCGTCTTCGGCAACAAGGTGCGCCCGCTGACCGACCTGGTCACCGTCGCGTCCGCCTCGATCGTCACCTATGTCATCGAAGCGCAGCTGACGTTGTTCCGCGGTCCCGATCCGACCGTCGTCCTGGCGAACGCGCTCGCCAGCCTCAACGCGATGATCGCCGGGGCAGGAAAGCTCGGCATGGACGTCACCCGCGCGGGAATCGTCGCTGCGCTTTTCGTCGAGGGCGTGCAGAACGTCGCGCTCTTGTCGCCGGCTGCGGACGTCGTGGTCAATGACACCCAGGCGACGCACTGCGCTGGCACCAACGTGACGGTGGCTGGCCTTGGCGCCTGATCTCCTGCCCCCGAACTCGACCAAGCTCGAGAAGGCTTTCGCCGGCGCAATCGACGCGCGAGTCGCCTCCATTCCGTTCGACCTCGGCGCGCTGTGGAACCCCGCGACATGTCCGCCAGAGCATTTGCCCTGGCTCGCCTGGGGCCTGTCGATCGACCGCTGGAGTTCGGCTTGGAGCGACGCCGAAAAGCGCGGTGCCGTGGCGATGGCGATCGAGGAGCAGCGCCACAAGGGCACGCGCTATTCGGTCGAACAGGTGCTGCAGAGCTACGACGATCTAATTCAACTGGTCGAGTGGTTCCAGACGACGCCGCGCATGGCTCCGCGCACGTTCGAGGTCCGCTTGCCGTTGATCAACGCGGACGGCGTCGCGGGCGGAACGCGTGTGTCGGCGGAATTCGCGCGCCAGATCGTCGCCGACGTTATCGCCACCAAACCGGCCAGCGCGCATTTCGCGCTGGTCCAGCAACTCGACATGACCGTGCTGCTCGCGCCGATCAGCGCCGCCCAGACCGCGTTTTATGTCCGCCTTGGCCCTTCCGACACCGATGCCGATGCATCCGTGCCGTGGGGCGACCTGCTGACCGACCAGAATGGCGAACCGTTGACCGATGATTTCGGCGGGTTCCTCGACGGGAGTGCCCCATGACCGCGCTGCGTTTCGTTCTCACCGATGCCGGCCGCGCCGCCATGGTCAACCCTGGCGGCGGCACCGCGGCTGTCACCGTCACCCAGGCGGGCGTTACCGCGTCCGTCGTGGTCGCCGCCCCGACGCTTGAAGTGCTTCCTGGCGAGATCAAGCGGCTCGATGCGGTCGCCGGCCTCGCGGTCGACGCCGACACGGTGCACCTAACTGTCCGCGACAGCTCGACCGACGCCTATGACGTGCGCGCGCTGGCGCTTTACCTGGACGATGGCGCGCTGTTCGCAGTCTACACTCAGCCGGAGATAATCTGCCAGAAGGCAGAGGTTACGGCCTTCCTGCTCGCAGCCGACCTCAAATTCGTCGACGGCAACGCCGACCTGGTGCAGTTCGGCGACACGAATTTCCTCAACCCGCCCGCGACAGAGACGACGCAGGGCGTCGCCTATCTCGCGACCGTGGCTGAGGCCCTCGCCGGCGCCGTCGCCGACAAGATCATTTCGCCGGCCGCCATGGCCGCAGTGCTCGCCAATTACATCGCGGCCGAGCAGCTGGGACAGCCCAACGGCGTCGCGACCCTCGGCGCGGATGGCAAGCTCACGGTCGCGCAGCGCCCCCCGATCGACCTCATCGACGTCTGGCCGGTCGCCAGCCAGGCCGCGATGCTGGCGTTGGTCGCGACAGTCGGCGACTTCGCGGTCCGGTCCGACAATGGCCTCGTCTACGTCCTTCAGTCGCTTCCGGCGACGACGCTGGCCAATTGGTTGGAGATCTCCACGCCGGCGCCGGTATCGAGCGTCAACGGCAAAGTCGGCGCCGTTGTTCTAACCGCGGCCGACGTCGGCGCAGTGCCGACGGGGCGCACGGTCACCGGCGGCGGCCTGGTAACGGGCGGCGGCCCTCTCAATGCCGATCGCGTCCTGACGGTGCTTGAGGCGTCGCCTGCGGAAGCGCTAGCCGGCGCCGCCCACGATCGCGCGCTGTCGCCGGCCTCCCTCAGCTTGATCCTCGCCCAACTCGCATCATCCGTGCCGGCTGCGCGAACCCTTTATACTACCGGCCTCATAAGCGGGGGCGGCAATCTCGGAGCCGATCGCGCGTTCGACGTGGCGATCGCCAGCGCGGCCGAGATCGCGGCGGGGCTGATTAACAACAAGGCGATAACTCCGGCAGGGCTGGCCGGTCTGCCGCAAAGCCTGACGCCGAACGGCTACTACATGTGGCCGGGTGGCTTCATGGTGCAGTGGATCCAGTACCGCGCGCCCTATTCGACCGAAGCGTCAGTATTCCTCAGTTTGCCGGTTGCGTTTCAGTCGGTCGCGCTGCCAGCTGCGGCGACTGGCTGGATCTCCGGTCCGAACACGTTCCGCGACCTTTTCCCCCAAATCGCCGGGTCAGTCACCCTCGGCGGTCTCACCGTGCAGCTGCAGGCGGCGACGTCCAACGACAAGCGCCTAGACGGCTTCGACATCCTGGTGTTCGGCAAATGAACAATCACCTTTGGAGCCCTTCGACCGGGCACTTTTACCACGCCGAGATCCACGCCGACACCGTTCCCGGTGATGCGCAGCCAATAACTGATCGCCGGCACCGCGAATTGCTCGAGGGACAGGGTCAGGGGCGCAAAATTCGCGCGGGCAAGAGTGGAAAGCCCGAATTGACACCGGCGACGCGCGCGACGCGTGAACTCCTGCTCAAGCGCGCGATTTTCGACATCAAGGCCGAAGCGCGCCGCAGGATCCTCGCGACCGCTAGCCTCGAGCGCCAGGCGAACGACGCGGCGTCGATCGCAATTGAGGCCTATTGTGGCGCCGGGACCGATCTCGAAGGCGCGCTCGAGCGTCGCGCCAAGATCGACGCGATCCGGACGGCTTCCAACCTCGTCGAGGCCACGATCGCCGATTGGGCGTCGGCTGCCCTTACCGCTTTCGATGCTGGCGCCGCGACCTGGTGGCCAGAATGGAGTGACCGATGAAGATTTCCCTTCTCGATCCGATCGACGAACCGACCGGCGCCGAGCAGGCAGTCGTTGTTGCTGGCGACGGAGAGGCCAAGCGCGTCAACTTGCTCACCTGGGCAACGAACCAGCTTGCGTCCGTGAAGGCAGGTGCAATTGCAGCCGTTGCCGCCGCGCAAGTGGCAGCGACCGACGCGATAACGGCGCTGATCGGTCAAGCGTCGAACTATGCGCTCTCGGCAGCTGACGCTCGCGACGCCGCGGTCGCCGCAGCAGCCGGCGTGCCTGTTGGCGCCGCCTTTTTGTCTTTTGCCGGCCCGCCGCCCACCAACGCAGGTCAGACAGGCGACGTCGCGTACAATTCGGCTGACAAGCTTTGGTACACTCGCACCGGGGCCGGATGGTCGACGGGCGTGCCGGTTCTCGGCGACTTGGTAACGCGCGACAGCGTTGTATACGATCTCCGCCGAGACGGCGGGACCTTTCCCTCAGCCGAAATCACCACGACCCGTGCGCAGCAGACAACCAACCTGCTGCACATCGACGCCATGGGTACGGTCTACCAAACGTTCGCCGCAAATGTGCCCGCACGCCATCCGGTTATCGGCTTGCTGGATTATCAACGCACCAACTGTCTAATCTCGATGGTGAATCCTGGCGATGGTGCGCGCACCGTTAACATGCCCGTCGCAGGAATCCTGATCATTTGGGCGAACGATGCGAACCCCGGCGCGCAGGTTACGACCTCCGCAGGCGACGTTGGACCCGCTACCGCCACGAATTTCGGAACCACGGTGTGCGGAGCCGGAAACTACCAGGCGCTCAACGTTACGGCGCCGGGCAATGTGAAGGTGACCGTCGCGAACTCTAGCGCCGCCATGGCGCTGCAGGTCGAGTACAATTCGGATATTCCTGCTCGATCAATACCGACGCCCTTCAAAGGGTCCGCCGGCATCCGTGACGCCGACCAGCTCCCGCTCGCTTCTACGATCCTCGGCATTCTCCAAGGTGCCGCCGGTACCATGCTGTTCGACGTGCGCGTGCCGGTGCCGGTTGCGGCAACCTCAAGCACCATTCTTGGATTCAACGGTCTCGCGTCGCTGTTCCTCTCGAATGCGACGTCGTTGACCTATTACGACCAGACGCACATCAATAGTGCGGGTCTCGGGTCGGTCAGCTCGTCGACCGGATTGGCGCGCGTCGGGATAACCTATGACGCCGCCAGGACGTCATGGGGTGGCGGATCGCGCATCCCCGGCAGTATCCCCTACCCGCTAAATAACGGTGTGGCTCGAGCGAACGCGCGCATTGGGGCTCCGACCAACGGAGCCAACCTACAGGGGCAGCAGGCACTTAACGGCGGCATTCCGCGCATTGAATATCTGGGATCGGCGCTCGACGACCTGACCTTCTTCAATCGGTATAATATTGCCCAGCCGATCCCGAAGCTGTCGAAGTTCCTGCGCAATTTCGACTCCGTGCAAACGCTCAAGGCTTATCGCCAAGCGCTTCTGATGATGCGCGCCGGCGTCCCCATGCCGAGCGGCACCTGGCCTGTGATTCTTTTCGGACCGGGAACGTCGCACCAGGCGGGAACCAACCCGGTCAGCACGACCAAAGTCTCGAGCGTCGCTGCCCGCTGGGCCGCGAGAATGGCGGCAAGCGGGACGCCGGCGACGATCGATAACTGGTTCGGCGCAACCGGCCTTGTGACCGCTGGCGGCGTCAATACCTACGATAACCGCATCTCTAATAGTGCCGGATTTTCGGCGTGGGGGACCCAGCTGGTTCACAGCGCCATGCGCGCCGCGACGGCTGGATGCACCCACAATTTCACCCCGTCGAATAACACCGACAGCTATCGCATCTTTTGCTGGACGGGCCAGGCGGCCGCATTTGGTGGAGCGTATGGACGACTAGCCGCGTCGGTGAATGGAGGTCCGACCCTAAAGACATTTGACTGCAACATCGCGGCCGGCCTCAGCTATTTCGACATTGGCCCTGGCGATGGCGTGCCGTTGGGCATGAACAACTATCAAATCACGACGCTCGACGCCAAACCGGTAGGAATCGCCGGGGCGATTGCATGGAATTCGACCTCGCCTCACTTGATCGTCGTAAACGGCGGGACGTCGTTGCGAACCGCAGTGACCATGGCCACCGACAACATTTCCGCGTCGTCGCCGGAAAATTCGGTGCCGGAGATCGCGCGAAAGCTACAACCTTCGCTGGCGCTACCCGACTTCGTCACGAACGATGCAAGCGGGCTGACCGCGCCGAGCACCTACACCTCCTGCGCGACGTCAATCCTGAGCGCGCTGGTGGCGATTGGCTGCGACGTCCTGATGATGTCCGACCCGCCCACGGCGATCGGGACGATTCCCCAGGCGACCCAGAACAAATACACCGATCTTGCGCTGGCAATCGCCCTCAAGCTCGGACTTTCGGTGATCGATGTACACTACGCCCTAGGCGCTCAAGCCCCTTACGCTGCCACGGCGATGGGAATCTACTCGACGGACGGAACACACCTGAACGGAACGATCGCCGCCAACCAGGGCTCGGTCACCGGCTATGACATCATCGCATATCTGCTTTGGCAGCTGCTCAATGCAAACGCCGTTATCGGAATTTGAGGAAGCGACATGATTTTTATCCAAACGCAAGGTCAGCCCGTTGAGCTCACCATGACCGGAGCCGATGGCGAGAATATCGATCGCATCGAACCCGGCGCCATGCGCAGTATCGAGCTGCCGGCCGAAGGAGAAACAGCGGTTTTAACGATCAAGATCGTACCCCCCACGCCCGTTGAAGAAACAATCATCGGCGAGGCCTAGTCCCAACGCTCTATGCCCCGGCCGGCGGCGCCGTCGCCAGCATCCGCTCGAGATAACTCGCGCCGAGCTGCGCCACCTCGACTGGGGTCTTATGGTCGAGCTGTCGACCTAGATGCTGCGTGGGCACCTTATAGACGACGCCGCTATCCTTTACGTCGTGAAGAACCAACGGCGCCGTTCGTTGAACAACGAGCTTTGCCGTAGGATCATCGCTAGACCAATCTGCCTCGACGCCATTTGGGCCAAAAGCGATACTCTTGATCCAGCCGCCCCGCTGATGGCCATCGGGGCCGATGAACAGAAGTTGCGCGCCTGGATCGTCTCTGGCCGTCACGTCCGCCAAGCCGTGTGTGTCGGCGTTGCGAGCGTGATGTAAATAGGCCAGCAGCTCGTCATTCTTGCGTTCCGGCTGCACGGTCCCGAAAAACCATTGCTCGCTCTTCTTGCTGCCCTTCGCGCCTGCCCTCAGCTTTTCATAAACCCTGCTATGTTGGCCAAGGAACCGTTCCCAGGCATCCTCCGCCTCATCGTGGGTTTTGGCCATGCTGAGATCGTATGCCGCGCGGCTGGCCTTCAGATACGCTCTTTCCGCTGCCTTGAGAGATTCGCCCTGCATCGGGGAAACATCGACCAAAACGTCGTGCATCTCAACCGACTCGCGCCCTGCTGTAACGGCCGCGTTTACAGCAACCCGCCCTCGCCCGCCGGCCATCCTCTCGCCAGCGTGCTCGCGGCATGCGCAACGACGAACCCAATGATCTGATTGGCCAGCTGATACGCTTCGGCAGGGTGAAGACCGTCGACCTGTCGACGGCCAAGATCACCGTCAATATCGGCGAGATCGAGACGCAGCCGATCCGCTGGCTACATGGCGCTGCCGGCGCGACCTCAAGCTGGTCGCCGCCGACAGTCGGCGAACAGGTTATCGTCTTCACCCCCGAGGGCGATATCGGGCACGCCTTTGCCCTTCGCGGCGTCCATTTCGATGACTTTCCGCCGGCCGGCGACAGCAAGCGCGAGCTGATCAAGTTCGCGGACGGCGCTGTCGTTGCCTATGATCCGGAAGCGCACAAGCTCGAGGCGGTATTGCCCGATGGCGCCACGGTGTCGATCGTCGCCCCTGGCGGCGTCACGATCGACGCGGACGTTCGCATTACCGGAGATCTGCAGGTCGACGGCAAGATCCACGCGGACGGGAACGTCGAGGCCGACGGCGACGTCAAGGCGGGCAGCGTCAGCCTGACGCATCACAAGCATCCTGGCGTCCAGGCTGGCGGCGCACAGACGCAGGAGCCGGTATGAGCCGGCTGGCAGTCACCCTGACGATCGTTGCCGTCTGGTGTGCGATGATTCCGATCGCGCTCGCCGCGGCCGCCATCATCGCCGCCTATTGGGGCGCGCACTGATGCTCGGCATGGACCGCGCTACAGGCAAGCGCCTGTCCGGCGACGCGCACCTGGCGCAGTCGATCGGCGACATCCTGTCGACGCCGATCGGCAGCCGTGCCATGCGCCGCGATTACGGCTCGATGCTGTTCGAAATGGTCGACCAGCCGCTCAACGCGCTCGGGCGCCTGCGCATTATCGCTGCCGTCGCCGATGCCCTGCGCCGCTGGGAGCCGCGTTTCCTGCTCAAGCGCGTCCAACTGCTCGGTGAAGCCCAATCCTTTTCCGCCGGCGCCGTGACGCTGCTCCTCGAGGGCGTCCGTACCGACGAACCGTCGCCCGCGGGAATCACCCGCCTGTCGATCCCGCTCAACCCTGTCACCGCCTGAGGACCACCAGCCATGCCCGACACCTTCCTGCACGGCATTTCGATCACCGAACCGACCGATGGCGTTCGGCCGATCCTGCCGTCATCGCTTGCCGTCATCGGCCTGATCGCGACCGCGACCGCTGCCGTTGGGCAAGCCACGACCGATCTCAACGCCGCCTTCCCGATCGGCGCGCGCACGCTGGTCACTGACGTCCGCAGCGCGGTCGACAGGGCGGGCACGGGCGGCACGCTCGCCAAGGCGCTGAGCGCTATTGCCGATCAGGGCTCGCCAATCGTCGTCGTCGTGCGTGTCGATGAAGGTGCGGACGCTGCCGCGACCGAAACCAATGTCATTGCCGGGATCCAGCTTTTTCTGGCGGCCGAGG